GCGCCTGTACCAGATACAAGACCAGCAGCTCCTCCACCGATAGGACTTCCATCCACTAAGAGAGCACAAGTATTATCTACAGTCAGTTTAGGTTGAGCAGTTCCATCAGGTGTAGTTAGGTAGATACCACCACCTGCTAATTGAGTTTCAAGTTCTGTTACAGAAACTGTAGAAGCTTTAGCTGCTGTGACATTTGCTCCCAATGCAACAGCTGCTGTTGCATTTGCGTTCGCATTTACACCAATTGCAATAGAACAAGCTTGATTACCGCCAGAAAGTGAACCAATAGAAATACCATGAAGAGCAGTACTTTCTGCTCTATATCCTAATCCAACTGCACACGCACCACTAACATTCATTCTTTGTCCAATTGCAACTGCACACACACCCGAGGCTGTAACACCTGTACCAGACGATGTACCACCAACTGCAACTGCACCATTAGCTAATGCTTTTGCACTATCTCCGACTGCAGTTGAACCTGTACTAGTAGAACAAGCTCCATCACCTATTGCAATACTTTGAGCGCCAGTAGCATCTGCAGCTATAGTAGTTAGACTTGCTGCACTCTGCATAGAGTCTGCGCCTGTACCAGATACAAGACCAGCAGATCCAGTTGGTAATCCAGTTACCGTTGCTCCAGTGAAGTCTGCACCACCTGTGAATGAGACTCCAGTAGTACCCATGGTCATCGGTATCGCATTACCCAGACCATCCGTTATTTGTTTTTCTGTTGCACCAACTACTCCATTATCAGTAGTTTTGATTAGACCTGCGCAACTTGCATTTATTGCATTTCCTGCTAAACTTGCCATATTTATAATTTAATTAATTTTTTAAGTTGTTTCCCAATTGCGAGTTTCAGCTTCCCAATTGTTTGTATTTCCTGACCAAGTAAATGGTACTACCGGAGGAGCTCCACCCGCTTGTGACAATGCGTACCACCATGAGCCGTTTAACGGTTGAGTGATACCATAATAATTTGCTAATGCAATAGTCCAACTTGCATAAAGAGGTTGTGTAATTCCAAAATGAATACAAAGAGCTTGAAGCCAACTAGAATTAACTGGTTGGGTTACTCCTAAGTATTCACAGTAAGCCTGTAACCAATTACCGTTTACTGGTTCCGTTACGGCACCTGCGGTTTGATTAAAGACATATGTCTGTTGTACTGATTGTATCATCATAATTATTGCTGTCTTAATTTTACTATTGCGTCAATTGCGCCCTGTGTGCCGATATAGACTGCAGCTATGGTAACCCAATCAGAACTAGTTAAAGTCGCAGAGAAGAGCCCAAATGAAGCCACAACGAATACCATAAGCTTTCTGCTTACGTATCTATTTAATATTGCGTCTATCTTTGCTCTCATTACTTAAGTATACTCTTAATTTTTTAATATTGCTCTCTGTACTCTTAGTTACAGCTGGAACAGTCTGGGTCGCAATCCGTCCCGCAGTCTGCGTAGATCCATAAGTCATTTCTTCGTAAAGGTATATTTGTTTGTAATCCACTAAAGTAAGGGTTCTGCTTGTTAGGGTACATTCCATCTTGTGGAGTTGGATTAGTATAAAGAGCAAACATGCCTGGATTATCCTGTAAGTACTCTAACATTCTCTTATTATAAAACTCTGCTGTATCTAATGCACTTTCACGTAGATACTTCATTTCATCTAACGTAGTTGGTTGTGTCTCTTCACTAGTACCATTTAAGATACCTTTCTCTACCATCTTATATTTTAAGCTTGGTAGAAGCAAGTAGAGTGCATATTGAATTAACGTAGGACCAACATAATCTTTTAAGAATGCTGATTCATTAGCTGTTAAATCATTTGCTATTACTCCTTCTTTAAGTCTTCTGTAAAAAGGAGTACCAAGTGTATCTTGAATATAAATATCTTGTGCTTGGATTATTGAAGGCGTTAGAACATCAATTCGGATATTATTATCCAAACTTGTCCATTGCTTCATTCTTTGTTCCGAAACTAGTAGTACTGTGTCCATCTTATAATGATTCTATGTTTTCTTGAGGCATCGTATCTTCAACTGATTCTTCATTAACTAGTTTGTTAGGTCTAACTTTAAGAGCCACATTATAACCAGCTAGTTTTAGCATATAACCGAAACCGCTCATGATCTTCTTTCTCTTAGGTTCTACTACAGTTCCTTCGAAATGTGCGTATGCAACCTTAATCTCTTCCGCGTTAGAGCTAAAACCGGCACTGTCCTTGATACCCAAAAGTAATGGGGATGTAATTCTATGTGCAGTTAAAATACGTGACGTGATACGCTCTTCAAGTAGAAGATAGTAATCATCGTTTGCACTGTCAATCGGAGTAACTTGTAACTCTTTACCCGGTTCTGAGAATGCTAAGAAGAAACGACCTGCGTTTTCTGTGCCTGTAAATGTTCTTTCAATCTCTTTGTAAACATCTCTTCTTTCTTCTGGTGAAGGTACTCCATTTCTAAATTGCACGAACATACTTGGTGCTAATCCGTTAGCGATATTGTTGGCGTGAAATCTAGAGACTTGAGCATCCAAACTAATATCGTTCATTGCAGCTACATAGTTAGGAAGTGGATAAACTTGATTACCTGGTGTGTAGTTGTAGAAATAAAATATCTGTGAAGCATTGTCACCTTTATTATCGGTGGCATCATATGCTCTATATGTATTGTAAGGGTATTTTCTTAGATTAGCCCAGTTAGCAGAATACATGTATTCTTCAACTTTATCTTCTTCGTTAGGCTTGCCACTTCTTACATTAGCAAATGGTAAGTGGTACATTTCTGCTATTTTGGTTCTTTCTTTGTTCCAAACCACGTTGATAGCGTAGCCTTGATATAGCGTATAATCAAGCGAAATCTTTTCGAATATCTCGTCAATTGTTTCGCCCTCTTGATTAATGTATTCATCTCCGATAACTTCAATACCATCGCCAATAATACCAGCTGTAATAGCGTCAATACAAGTATGATGCATTGCAGAAGTGTCATATAGTTCTATTAATGATTGTGGGAATAGGTTTTTACCTCCATAGTACATGTATTCCTTACCACGTACATCGTGTATTTCTGGCAATTCAATAGCTTGAAAGCTCGAGCCTTTGATTGAATAAATTCCTTCTGGTGTTAGTCTCATATCTTATTTAATAATTTGGTCTATAGAATACGTCAGCGATTCTTTCTTCTGTATTTATCCCGCTATTAAAATTAGTAGTTCCAAGATTACCTCCTGGTTCTGTTATAATCTTAACTAGACCTTTTTCTAAAGAAGCAGTGCCTTTAAGTATTTCCCAATCGTAGATACCGTTTTTATGCTCATCACCAAATCCGGTTGGAAAGGTAACTGAGAATGTAGTGTATCTAGCATTAGTAACTGTAGCAGTTGCTACCATTGTCACAGGTTGGTGTGAATATTGCGACGTTAATATAAAGTTGTAATTAGCACCCAACTCTAAATTAGTTAGATTTAACGTAAACTCTTGCTGTAATTGCGTTTCAGGTACTAAAAGTGTCATAAACTATCTTATTTTTAGTCGTATACATATAAATATAGATTATACAAAAATTGACATGGACTATACAAAAGACATAATTTACGGCAGCTATCAAAACTCAGAATGGAAAGTATTGAACGGTTTAGATTCAGTACAAGCTGTATTGGAAAGAATTAAGAACGAAATAAACTGGAATGGTTACGAGCTCTGGACTCATGGTAACATCTTAAATGATGTAGATACTGGTGATTTAGATTTAACTATCATGGGGCCAGTTCAACCTAACAGAATAAATTCAATGTTAGAAGGTATTGTAGGTATTGGCTTTGAAATGAAAACATACATAGATGTCAAATACAGCCTCTCTAATGAATTCTATGATCCGGTATGGCATAAACCAAAAGAAATTATTTATGCTTGCTATAAGCCTAATATTACTTTTGATGGAGTCACATTCGAATACGGTAAATTAGTCCATGACTTATATCTTAAGAGTATTAAATACCCAATGGCTAAAACTTTTGGCAAAGAATACAAGAGTCCTGTAAAACTTATATAATAAAAAGGCCAGTCAACAGACTGGCCTTTCTCTTAGTAACAAGCAGTGCTACTAGTATTTATAATAATCAACCGTAAGCTTACGCTTCAACGATCGTTGATGTAACTGTGTACATCGGGTTAGCTTCTAGGCCACCTAATACTATTTCGTAACCGGATCTATCTCCATATTGAACGCCACTGGTAGCTGATCCAGAAACCATGAAGGCTCCTTTTTCAACACCAATAGACCAATACTTACCGTTACCATCTTTTGCAACAACAACCATTGAAGTAGCTTGAGCCATCAATAACAATTGATCTCTCTTTGCAGCTTCCATCTTATTAAAGATCATAGTTAATTGTTGGTCAAAGAATAATGTTCCGTTCTCTTGTGAAACTGTAGTAGTTTCAGTAATTGAACTAGACTGGCGAGGAGTTTCGAATACAAAAAAGTCAGATGGAGTTAAAGCTGAACCCCCTACAGTAATAGCGGTAATGTTACCTGCTGATTCTGTGATTGATTCTACAGGGCCGTTTGCGATAAAGATCTTTTCGATACCACCGGTACCGTCATTACATAAATCCAAAAAGCCTGCTGTTAATGCTGAACAACTCATATTTTTATCTGATATTTTTAATTTGTAAAATGCTGAGGGCCGAAACCCTCAGCTTTAATTTATTTAGCTTACGCCATGTCGTTGGTAGCGAACACGTTCACTTCACCAACCCCAACGCCTAATCTCCACGCAGCTCTGAACTTCATTACGTCAGCAGCTTCGTCATAGAAGAAACGGAAAGTATCCAATTCGTCAGTCAAACCAGTTGCAGCCAAGATCATTTTACCTGGACCAGCAAATTTGTAGTTAGAACCAACAAGACCTGAAGACTTAACAACAGTACAGTTAGTACCTGGAAGGATCACAACGTTGTTACCTTCAACTGAATTGAAGTGGTACAAGTTTTGAGCAACCAATGAACGAACTAGAGCTCTGTAAGCATCTGGAGAAACTACCATGATCAAATCGTCTCTGTCTTTTACAGACTCAGCGATTGCATCGTAAAGATCTAGAGCTTGCTCGAATGCGTTAGTAGCATCCCAAGCAGCTGGAGTACCAGCTTGTAGGTTTGCACCGTTAGCAGAAGTGATTTGAGCTTTCAAACCAGTTGTAGTACCGAAACCGTTGATCAAGAAACCTTCGTTGTATTTTCTCAATTTGTCTGTGTAAGACTCAGAGATTACTTGCTCGAAAGGAATAACGTCATTTCCAGTTCCTGGAGACATGAATGCAGAAGTGTACTTCGCACGAAGATCTTCAACACACATTTCAGTTTTAGATTGTAGAGACTCGATAGTCACGTTAACTTGAGAGTAAGTTACTTGACCGTCTGAAGTCCATCCACAAGATAGTGCAGATACAGGTAAGTCTGCATCTACTAAGTTAATTGCTACAGTTCCACTTGAGAAACCTGAGCGTAGATCTACGTAATCTAGTAGATCTGTCTTTAATACAACCTTAGAGATAAGGTCCAAACTAAGTTGGTCCGTATATGCTGGTAAGGCTGTTACATCGAATCCGAATGCCATAATTTTAAATTTTTATTTTTTGTTAATTTTAATTGTTGCGGAGTGCTCTTAGCGCTTCCATTCTTTTTGCGAATTGAGCATCTTTATCAGCTTTAATTTCTGAAAAAGAATTTCTAATCGGCTTTGCTGCAGGTTCATCTGCTAATTTTGAAAACTTAGCTTTAAGTTCTACTACTTCTTCTGTTAATGCTGCGATTTCTTCAGTGAATGGAGCAATCATTTCAGCAATACCATTCAACAACTCTTCAGTTGCAGGCATAGCTTCTTCAGATACTGGTACTTCAACTTCTACTTCTTCCATTGCTTCTTCAACAACTTCTTCAGTAGCAGCTTCTGCACTAGCTTCTGTGATTTCCATAATTTCACCGTTTTCACCAACACCAATTAAAAGACCATCAGTTGTTTCGTGGATGCCACTTGGCGCGTATGGTGATTCTTCGCCTTCTTCTGTTTTAATAAGAAGAGTAGCTCCAACCACTAATTCACCGTCAGTGTAAACCTCAGTTCCGTCAACTAAAGTTGCATCAGCAAATTTAGCTTCAGTAACAACCGCGTCAGCAGCTAACATAACTCTTAGCTTCTTTAATACGTCATTTACTTTCATATTGTGTATGATTTTTTTGTTTTATCTGGAATAGCCAGACATTATTAAATATAAAACTGGAACAAACTGACAAAAGTTCGTATAACTACTAAAAATTCAATATGGAACCAAGGAAATTAACAATGGAACAAGCACAGGCTATACGTAACGCTTATGAGAATGGGTGTAACCAAAGATGGTTAGCCGAGCGCTTCGGAGTATGTAAAGGCACTATCAAGAGCATAGTCCAGAACAAGACTTACAAAGTTTATTCAAAATAATTGCCAAAAAGTTTTTTTATGTCAATCTTTTGTATTATATTAGTACTGTAATTAACTTAAATAACAAACAAAATGAACAAATTTTTAAATCCAATCGTGAAAGAGGTACTCAACACGTACCAAACAGTCGAAACAATGACTAAAATGTTTGCATCTAATCCGGATGCAGTAAACCGTGGTCTATTAATATCAGGTGATGCTGGTATGGGTAAAACACACTTTGTACAGAAAGCCTTAAGTGATTTAGGTCTAACTGACAAAGAAGTCAAATATGTCAAAGGTTCTTCTTTGACTGCACCCGCAATGTTCTGTCTACTTTACCAAGCTCGTGAAAAAGGTCAGATTATTGTCTTTGATGATACCGATATTATCCACAAAGGACCTGGTGAACGTGCAGCTATTTTAGATATGTTCAAGTCTGCTACTGAACCTACCATGGGTCAACGTATTCTTGGATGGCATCGTGCTGAACGTAATACATTAATGAAAGACAATGACGTCCCTATGGAATTTGATTTCCAAGGAGCAATCATCTGGATTACCAATGATAGCGTTGAATCTATGCGTAAAGTGATGAAAGGTCACTGGAATGCTATTGCTTCTCGTTTCAATCAAATTGAAGCTTGGTTTGAAGATCATGAAAAGATTGCATACACTCTTTATCTAATTGATGAAGTCAAAATGCTAGCAGATAATTGTACAGTAATTGAAGGCGGATTCCCTGAAGATGTTATTGATGATACTGTTGAATACATGAATAATAACTATCGAGTATTGAAAGATATTACACCTCGTGTAGCTATTAAGATTGCAGATATTCGTAAATCATTTCCAGAACAATGGAAAGTATTTTGTGATAACCAATTTATTTCTTACTAATCATGGCACTATTTGACCCTCCAAAATTAAAAGGTATTGAGGATCTTAACGATCCTCGATACTCGATGAGAGCTATTATTAATAAAGAAAATGCTCCATTAGGTGGAAAAGCAGCTTATAATCAACAAACTGGAATTTGGGCTATGGATGAAGATGCTAAAAAAGCTGCTGAATCTAAAGGTGGTACTAATGCAATAGAATCTAGAAAAAAAGATAGTGATAAGTGGGAAGAATCTTTAAAACCAATGCAAATTGCTGGTGGTAAAGCTCAAGGTCCAATTCAAGGACGTAAAAATGTTGAATCTGGACATTGGGCTAAATTATCTAAATTAGGAGGTGAAGCTACTGCTAATTTAAAGAAAGAAATTAAAGAACAACGATATTCAGAAATATTACCTGAAATACCTGAAGGTTGGATTACTAGAAAAGATACATGTACTTGGTTTATGCAAAGTTCTTTCTGTAAAGAATGGAATTTAATTAGTGCTCAATTTATGAGCATACTATTAGCTGATGTAAATT